GCGCGCCTTGGCCTCGTCGATTGTGTAATGCGTCAGCACGCCGCCCTGCACGCGGATGGCGTTCACGTTGCCCTGATAGTTGGGCTCGAAGACGGTGTTCGTCAGGCCGAACTGCATAGACTTTGCGCCTACGGAGAGGGCGATTGTGTCGATCGACTGCGGCCGGATCTTTTCCGTGTAATAGTTCCCTTCGGGATCGAAGACGGCGGCCATCACCTCGCGCGAGCGGCGCCAATTGGCACGCGCCGTGGCGGGGTCTTTGATGTTGTTCATACGGATGATCTTGTCCGTCTCGATCTGGTCGGAGATAATACGGTTGATGATCGACGTGGTGACCGTGTCCGAGAGCGTCAGCTGGTAGTCGTACGGGCGGAGCAGGTTGCGCGTGAAAGACTGTATGCGCACGGACTTTTTCACCTCCAGCGCCTCATCTTCCACCGGGATATAATCGCCTACGGAAAAGACGTTCGATTCCGATCCAACGCCCGAGAGCGAGCGCAGGAACTCTTCGGCCACCGTGAGGCCGTATTGCACTTTGGGCTGGCTGTTCTGATCGTAGTACTTGCTGCCGGCCTCCTCCAGCTCCTTCTCTGCGGCGTCCACCACGGCCTGCGGGGGCGCAATGTCTAAGAGACTGTATTCGTCGCCCACACCGATGCGAAAGGCGGCGGAGGTCTTCGAGGGGAACGTCTCCCCGCGATCGTCTTTGAAGGCTTTCAGGGTGAAGGTCTTTGTGGCGTGGTCATACTTGGCCACCTCGAACTCATAGCCGGACAGGTTGCCGGTGTTGAAGTGCACCTTGGCCGATGTGCCCGGAAGTAGGTAGGTAGTCTTCGTCTCCTCCTTGCCGTCCGCGCCTTTCGATGTGACCTTTTCAGCCAGGTCGAACGCCATAGCCGAATCGGTAAACGTCAGCTCCGAGGCGGCGTCCACAGCCGTCACCTTACCCTTTTGCTTGGGGTAGATGTCTTCAAAGTATTTCGTGGCCTCCCACACGCCGAAACGGGCTACAGCGTTGCCTTTCTCGATGAAGGATTCTCCCTTCTTCTTATTCGGCAGGCAGAGGCGCTGGGCGCGATAGCGGGCGGTGATGTTGCGCGTGGATCCGTAGACCTTCAGGCGGGTAATGATGTTGGCCGATGAGACGTTTTGCCGCTCCAAGGCGTACAGGCCTTTGCCGCGGCCGTAGCGGAAGGTGAATGGGAACGTCTGTCCCACCTTCTTGAAGTGGATCGTGCGCACGCCGCCGGCCTGAGTGATCTCGAACTCCGTCTCAAACTCTTTGCAGAGGCGCTGCAGCACGGCCAGACAGTTGTCCGTTTCGCCAAACGTCAGGGTGCGATCGGCGGCTGTGTCGGGACATTCGCCCAGCGACCACTGACCCGGGAAAACGCGGTTGGCATTCGAGATGAGTACTGTTGCAAAACGCCTGAGCCCACCCGTGAGGGCGTCGCTCTGTACGTCTTGCAGCGTGTTACTCGTCGTGTCGATGGTCAAATCATACGTAGCCCGCAACAGATCGTACTGCACGCCTTCCATTTCTATCTCATACGTGTAGAGCCTTTCACCTTGCTTTTGTACGGCAGGTAGGCGGTTGAGGCGATAGGCACACCCGAAAACGTTCAAGGCGTCGCCGATAGAGAAATTGATCGGGGCGGCGCTCTCTACGGTGAGCGTCACTACATCCTCGCCAAGTAGGGCAATCTTCTGCGAGCCCCGTGTGACGGTCGAAAGGTGTCCCGGGGTACGATTCATCAGATCAATCGCGGCACCGGTTCCTTGGTTAAGAATAAAACTCATAGTCTCTTTTGCTTTTTGTTGGTTGGTGTTTCATAGAGAGGAGCGGCGGAGCACTTACCGCCGCCATGCGTAGGGCTTTCGATAGGCGAGATAGTCCAGCTCATCCTGATGCGCATAGGCTTCGCGCTCGAAGCGGATAGCGCGATAAGCGGCAATGGGATCCCTGAAGCGCGCCCATTTCCACAGCCATTCGCATAGGTAGAGCAGGTAAAAGCCTACGTATCCCGTCTCACGCATCTGTGCCGTGTGGATAGCTTCGTGGCGGAGGGTGCGATCGGAGACTGGCTCAAACTCCCTGCGGGCAAAGACGCGTCCAAAGAGGTTGATCGCCGTAAAGCCTCGGAAAGGGATAAGGCCGTTGTAGATGACTTTCATTCGTTAGCCTCCGCCTCTTTTGGCTTTTCCGACTGATCGGCTGCCTCGAGGTCACGAATGACGGAATAGCGATAGCTGGAAGCTCTCATGGCGGCCGTGAGCATGTCAAATTCGCTGTCGGCAAGCTCCGTAATCTCCCCGGTGGGGGCGTTGAAGATCTTACGCGCAAGTGTGTCTTGCTCGAGCGTAGCGGCGTGCTGAAAGACAATGTTCCCAAACTCAGAGCGTGTGTCGCGCGTCTGAAATACGCCGAGCTCCATTTCGATGTTTACGTTACTGAAATCGATTCTTTTCATAGGATAGTTCTATTTGAGTTTTGGTTGAATGCTTATACGACAGGTTCAGGCTCGATAATGGTCACTTTGAAGGTGCCCACATTGCGACCGTCGACAAACGTCTTTGCCAGATCCGATATGGCGGACGTGTAGACTTGCCCCGTGTAGACCTGTCCGCCATCAATGGAAACCGTAAGGGGAACGGTCTGTGTAACGCCCAGCAGCGCTTTCGTGAAAGCTGTGTAACGCGTGACGAGCTCGGCGGCCGAATCTGTTACGATGAAACAGTCGAGCGAGATCGTGCGCGCCTCATAGACGGGCGCCTCGAGATCGGGCAGATAGCCGTTGTGATCCGGGTATTCGTATATCTTGGGCTTCTTACGCGCAGGGGCTCCAAGGAAGCCGCTGCCATTGGAGACATAGACGCCAAAGGATGCGAATGAGGTGCCGTTGTATTGATAGCTGACTTTCATGGCGGCAAAAGTATTTCCGAGGGCTCGTCAGGTCGGTCAGAGAAACTTTAGTACGTCTCCTTGTGCTTCTCGATGATCTTTATCTGCCCCGTAGATCCGTAGGCAATGGTAATGCGCGCGCTGCCGTAACGGTTGATGCAGATCTTCGCTATATCACGCGCCGAAACGGTCACCTCCGAGCGATCGAAGGCGTCTACCATCACAAAGGCGTGATCATCGGCCGTAACTGAGAGGTGGGCGTTGTGCTTGGCGAAAACCTCCGTG